CAAGAAGAAATACAAAATCGTATTAATGTAATTATGTTAGAAAACACACAATCAAGGCGTAGGTCAACAAATTAATTAAAATGAGAGTATTATTTATTTTATTATTTATAATCAGTTGTGGAACATATACACCCAAACCTGTTATTAAGCACGTTTTAGCAGTAACAACAGAGGGAGATACGATACTAATACCTATAAACAGAATAAGACCTAATATATACCAAACAATCTATCCTATGTATAGTAATATGTATGATTCCTATTATTATAATGGATGGAAGTATAACACTAATATTTATTCAAATCATAAAACTTACGAATCAAATAATAATTCAAATAATAATTCAAAATTTGAATCAAAAGATATTTCGAGAAAGGATATGGATTTAATTAAAGAGAAAAGAAATAGTAAATAATAAATTATGATTAGTCAACATATTTCAGAAAAAGAAGCAACTAAAAGTATTACAGCTTTACGTTTAGGCATTAATAATACTCCTAATGGAGATGCACTTAGTAATATGAAAGAATTAGCAGAAAAGGTGTTTGAACCTCTTAGAGCGTGGGTAGGTGGTGCAATAAAGATAAATAGCTTTTATAGGTCAACAGCTTTGAACGAAGCAATTGGAGGAAGCAGTAGAAGTCAACATTGTCAGGGCAAGGCTATGGATATAGACGATATATATGGACATAAAACAAATGCAGAAATGTTCAAATTTATAAAAGATGAACTTAATTTTGATCAAATGATATGGGAATTTGGAAACGAAGAAAATCCTGACTGGGTTCACGTATCTTATGTAAGTGAAGAAAAAAACAGAAACAGAATACTAAAAGCTGTCAGAGATGATGGTAAAACAAAATATATAGATATAACAAATAGCTAATGAGTATAGAAGATAAAAAAGTAGGAATTGATATAGATTCAGATGGAAAACCAGATTTAAATTTAGATTTGAAAACATTGATATTATTAATAGGTGGGATTTCATCTTTAATATTTACATATACAACTCTGCAAACTGAAATAGAATCTGCAAAACTTCTACCTCCTGCTCAAGATATATCTAAAGTTGAGCAAAAAATAGAATTTTTAGAAAACAAAATAGAAAATATAGAAAAACAGCAAAGCAGAAGATTAGATAACATAGAAAAAAAAGTATTTAAGTGAAAGATTTATTAGACATATTACTTTGTTTTTTAATTGTAATGGTTGCTCTTTCTGTTACTATAATACCTTTAATTTTTAACTACTAAATATGAACTTAATAGAACATTTACTCGGTTTTTGTGGAGAAAGTCATTTAAACTTTATCTCATTTACTTTATTTACAATAATTATAAAATTAATATATGAAAAATATACTGGCAAAAATATTTGGAGGAGCAGGTGGTGGAATAGCTAAATCAATAAGTGGAATAATAGATAAACACACCTTTAGTAAAGAAGAAAAAGCAAGGTTTGAAAAGGAAATGACAGAAGTGTTTATTAATGCGGAAGCAGATATGCAAAAAAATGTTACTGAAAGATGGAAAGCTGATTTAGAACATGGTAACACTTTGACAAGATCAGTTAGACCACTTGTTCTTATTTTTTTAATAGTATCTACTGTGCTTTTGGTATTTATTGATTCAGGTAGTATAAGTTTTCAAGTAGAGGAAAAATGGACTGACTTACTACAGTTGGTATTAATAACAGTTATTGGAGCTTATTTTGGTGGTCGAAGTGTTGAAAAAATAAAAAAGCTTTAATGGCTAAAAGTAATATATCTAAGTATCACTATAAACCAAAAAAGAAAAGACCAGGAGTGCACTCTAAGAATGCATCTCGCACACAAAATAAATATAAAAAGAAATATAAAGGACAAGGAAAGTAATTTTTTATATATTTGTTAAAAAAAACTTGCAAAACCTAAAAAAGTTGGACATTGCTTGGATCAGGTAATTAATTTATTTTCTTTTTGCTGGCTTTTTCTTTTCTTTTTTCTTTTTACTCTTTTTCTTTTTTCTTTTCTTTTATTTATATTAAATTAATATATTAGTATATAATGAGAAAAATTTCTAGAAAAGGTATTATAAAAAAATTAGATAGTATATTTTCATTATATATTAGATTAAGAAAAGCAAATAAACTTGGTTTTGTAGAATGTTATACTTGTGGCAAAAAAGATCATTTTAAAAAAATGCAATGTGGTCATTTTCAATCTAGAAAACATTACTCAACGAGATGGGAAGAATTAAATTCACAAGTACAGTGTTATTCTTGCAATGTTATGAGATATGGAGAACAGTATAAATACGGTTTGAAATTACAAGAGGAATATGGTAAAGAATTACCTGAAAAATTATTAATACAATCTAAAAAAATTGTAAAATTTAGTAATGATGATTTGTTAATAATGATAGATAGATATAAACAGTTGGTAGAAAATATAAAAAAAGAATTATATTTGTAGAAGATTGCCACTTGGCAATTTGTTTTCCTAGTTTTTTCTTGTTTGAAAAGGGGTAAATTAATTTTTATCCCTTTTTTTTGTTTAATTTTTTTTTATATATTTGTATTAAACAATTAAAAACTTTAAATATGGAATATCATTTAGCTTCAATCATAGCACTACGTAAAAGAGTAGAACAATTAGAGAATCAAGTTGAAGAATTAACAATAAAACTTGAAAAAGAAAAACAAGATAATTTAATAAACAATTAAAACATGGAAACAAACATATACAATAAGCTTTATATGCTACAATCAGAAATAGGAACAATAAGTAAAGATGTCAAAAATCCATTTTATAAAAGCAAATATTTTGATATAAACTCCCTTATTGGTCAGTTACATCCTTTGTTAAAAAAACATAAATTAGTATTAATACAACCAATAACTGATAATCAAGTAAGAAGTGTTATAGTTGATTTAAATGGCGGAAGTGTAGAATCGAGTATGAAATTACCAGATATACAAGATCCGCAAAAAATAGGTTCGGCAATCACTTATTATAGAAGATATACATTGGTTTCATTACTTGGTTTACAAGCTGAAGATGATGACGCTAACTCTACCGTTGGTTATAAATATCAACCAAAAAAACAAAGTTTTAACTCAAACCCATTAAATCAAATTTTAAAATAATAATTATGGCATCAATAAATACAATAAGCATAGATTTAACTAAAATAGATAAATCAAAAATTGAAAAAGAAAAATATTTAAATATAGTAGTAACTTTAAATGATGAAACCAATAAATACGGACAAAACGTTAATGTTACACATAGTCAAACAAAAGAAGAAAGAGATCTTAAGACCCCTAAAATTTATATTGGTAATGGCAGAACAGTGTGGAATGATGGAAATATTGTTAATGCAGAAAAAATTGACAATGTTAATAATGCAGAACAAAACGAGGATAGAGAAGACAATGATTTAATATTCTAATGTTAAGTAATTTAAATAATTTAGAAAAACAAATATTAGATGTTAAGTATGGTAGGGTAAAACAAGGATTAAAAATAGGAATTCCTGAAATAGATGAACATATACGTTTTAAACAAAACAATTTTAATTTAATTCTTGGACACGCGAATGTAGGTAAAACTACAGTTATATTATATTTAATGCTATTATATACAGTTAAACATAATATAAAATGGCTTGTATTTTCTGCTGAAAACACATCACAATCTATAGCTAGAAAAATATTAGAATTTAAAATTGGAAAACCTGTAAATAATATTACTGATAAAAATATTCAAAAAACATTAGACTGGTTTAATTCTTTTTTTCAAATAATAGAAATTGATGAGTTATATAATTACAACGAATTATTAATAGAGGCCAAATTAATAAAAGAAAGTTTTGATTACCACGGTTTTCTTATAGATCCATATAATAGTTTAATAAAAGATAGGAATATTTTAAGAGGTATAAATACTCATGAATATGATTATCAAGTTGCAACAGAGTTTAGATTATTTTGTAAACATCAAAATGTTTCTATTTGGTTAAATGCTCACGCAGTTACTGAAGCTTTACGTAAATTACATATAAAAGAACACCAATATAATGGTTTACCAATACCACCAAGTTTAGCTGATGTGGAAGGCGGTGGTAAATGGGGTAATAGAGCTGATGATGTTTTTACTATTCATAGATATATACAACACGCAACAGATTGGATGATTAGTGAAATACATGTTAGAAAAATAAAAGAAGTAGAAACTGGAGGAAGACCAACACCACTTGAACAACCTATAAAATTAAGAATGACTAAAAATAATATAGGTTTTGAATTTGCAGGTGTTAATATATTACACTGTAATAATACTAAAATAAATGATATATTGAAATTTTAGTTATATTTACATGTGTCACAATGGTTAGAAATTATTGCTAAAGATCATAAAGAATGGATTAATATAATAAATTCTTTTGGTGAATATGAATATGCTGAAGATATAGTACAAGAAATGTATTTAATATTACATAAATATGCTGACCCAAATAAGATTATAACTAATGGTAAAGCTAATAGAGGTTACATTTTTTTTACACTTAGAAGTACTTATTATCAATATTATAATGCTAAGCATAAAATTAAAAAAGTTAAATTAGAAAATTATAAAATAGAATATAAAAATACATTAGATGAGCAAAAAGCATATAATAAAATATGCGAATTAATTGATAACGAAATTGAAGATTGGCATTGGTATGATAAGAAACTATTTAAGTTATATAGAGATAGTGGGATGAGTATAAGAAAAATAGCTAAAGAAACACAAATAAGTTGGGTTAGTATATTTAACACTTTAAAAAACTGTAAAAGTAAAATAAAAGAAAAGTATAATAAAGATTGGATTGAATATAAAAAAATATAATAATGAAAAAACCAAAAGATAAAAGAACAAAAGAATATAAAAATTGGAAAAAAAAATTTGATTTAGAAAATCAAAATAAATCAAAAGGTGTAGGCGATACGATAGAAAAATTTACACATATGACTGGTATTAAAAAAATGGTAGAATTTATAGCTGGTGAAGATTGTGGTTGTGATGAGCGTAAAAAAAAATTAAATAAAGTTTTGCCATATCACAGAGCTAAATGTTTAAATGAAAAAGAATATAATTTTTTATCTAACTGGTTTCAAGATAGAAGATTAACAATTACACCTGAAAAACAACAGAAGTTATTAGATATATATAATAGGGTTTTTAACACCAAAAGAAAACTAACTACATGTAATTCTTGTGTAAAAGAGGTTGTTACAGATTTAGAAAAATTATTTAAAACATATTTATAATGGATTTATTAAGAAAACAAATTTATGAAGTTAATTTTAATGCAATCGGTAATTTTTTAAAAGATTCATATGAAAAAAGTAAAGGTAATAAAAGAAAAACAGTGCTAAGTTTAATTAAGAATATAAATGAAATGTATATGTATACAAATGGTGTTGATAATGAATTACTTATTTCAAATGCAAAGTTAAGTAAAATGAGATTAGATAAAAATAGAGCAGTGTTAAGAGCAAGAAAAGCAGAAGAAAAATTACAAGAATTACAAAAATAATTTTTTTGTTTATAAAATGTTTATTATATTAGCATATATAAAAACTAGAAAAACATGATTATATCTTACAACAATTTATTTTTATTTATAAAACATACTTATAATAAGAGAGTACCAGCTACTCATTTTGATCCAGAAAATCCAGCTGAAATAGAAATACATGATATTTTTTTAAACGAAGAAAGTATATATGATTTAATTGGTGAAAAACAATTAGAAGATATTTATAAACTAATATATGAAAATTATGAAAATTAAAACAAAAGATGATGTGGTTATATCAGTGATAAAAAAAATGGATGAAAGAAGTTTAATAGGCCAATGCAAATATGGATCTACAATGCAGGAAGAAATAGAAACAGAAAAAAAAGATTTAAGTGTATTTTTAGCAGAAGTACAAGAAGAATTAATGGACTCATTATTATATATTGAAGCAGCTAAAAGATGTTTGCAAAATGAAATAGAAGAATCAATGTATAAAAAATTTAATAAATGAAAGTAGGTATTACATTTAGTTGTTTTGATCTTTTTCACGCTGGTCATATAAAAATGTTAGAAGAGGCAAGGACAAAATGTGATTACTTAATTGCTGGTTTACAAATAGATCCTTCTATCGATAGAGCAGAAAAAAATAAACCAATACAAACAATAGTTGAGAGATATATTCAATTAAAAGCATGTAAATTTATAGATGAAATATTTCCGTATGTTACTGAAAAAGATTTATTAGATATATTAAAAACAAATAATATTAATATAAGAATAATAGGTGAAGAATATAAAGAGAAAAATTTTACAGGAAAAGATTTTTGCCAAAAAAATAATATAGAAATATATTACAATTGTAGAAAACATAATTATTCGACAACAAAACTTAGAAAACAAATATTGAATGAAAGGAATAACTAGGTTATTTAGTAATGTACAAGCTAATATGAATAATCATTCAGGGTTAGAGGCTACTTATTTATCTAAAAAATATAATTTATTATATATAGGTAAAAAAAATAGAAATAATAATAATGAAAAAAAATATATAGATATTAATAATGTTGATTTAAACAATTTTAATAAAATATTTTTGCAATTATCACAACCTAATTTTTTTGGTGGAGTATTAAGTGATGATACTTTCGAGAAAATTAAAAAAATATCTTTATATAAAAATAAGCTTGGAATATTATGTAATGACCCAAGGATAAAACCTATTAATGCTGCACTAGTTTTATATGAAAGATTTAATGTATTATCCAAAAAACACGTAGAAGGTTTTGAAAGTTTATTAGAAAATGCTACTTATTTATTTCCTGGTAAAGATTTAAATAAATTTTATAATGATAATAAATATGATAGTTTTGTTTATTTTGATTATTTTAAAAAAATATTTAAAAATAAAATACAACAACCTAAATATATAGAACAAGAAAAAAAATTTAATATAGTTTATTATGGCGATAAAAGAGGTAGTTATAGGGAAAATAAATTAAGAAAATACATGTTCAATAGTTTAGATAATTTACTTATTGGTTATAAAACAAACAAAATAGAATGTACTTTTATTAAAAAATTAAAACACGAGGAGTTATTGAATAAGTTAAATGAATGTAAGGTTAGTTTAATATTAGCAGATAAAGAACATGAGGATAATGTAATTACATTTAGGTTTTATGAAACTTTAGCATCTAATTGTTTAGCGGCAATACCAATTGAGTATGATCCTAATAAAGATCTTATACAAGATAAAACATTAAAAGATATATTATATGTAGAAAAAAAAGAAGACGTATTAAAGTTATCTAAAATGTATAGTAAAGAATTAATAGAAAAACAACATAAAGAATATTTAAGACATGTGGCAATTTAATACAGTAACGGACGCTTTTGAGTTTTATTATGATAGATTAGATTCACAATTACCAGGTGATAATGGAACAAAAGCTCTATATAATCAAATATTTACTATTGTTGATACTGAAGAGAAAATTGTTAAAACTTCTTATAGGAAATTTAAACAAGATTATGCTGAATTAGAATGGAATTGGTATTTATCTAAAAATAGATCAGCTATGGAAATAGCTAAAGTTGCTAAAATATGGTATAACCATATGGACGAAAGAGGTTATGTTAATAGTAATTATGGTTGGCAATGGTCTAGAAATAATCAATTGCAATATGTTATAAAAGAATTAAAAAAAGATAAATATTCAAGAAAGGCAGTTATAAGTATTTATGATGGTAAAGAGCATTCTGATTATAGTAAAGACACACCTTGTACTTTGTCTATACAATTTTATTATACTCAAGATTCAGAAAAATTACACATGACTGTTGTGATGAGGAGTAATGATTTGTGGTTTGGGTTTTGTAATGATGCATATTGTTTTTTAAAATTACACGAATTAGTAGCTAATAGTTTAAAATCACAGCAAGGTTATTATGTTCATTTTGTGCAAAACTTACATATATACGAAAGACATTATAAAAAAAATATTAAATAATTTTTTTGTTTATAAAATGTTTATTATATTGGTATTGTTAAATATAAAACTATGAATGCACATCACGGGATAAGATACGAAACATTTGGTTATTTTTTAGAATATATGGTTAATGGTAAATATATAGGATCTATTAATATAGAAAAACCAGATAGAGAAAAAATAGGTTATTGTGGTAGAAAATACAACGTTGCTATTAATGATATTGTTTTTAGTAATAAAAAGAAAATTAAAAAAGGCACAGAATATTACACACATTTATATCCGCTGTGTGGTAGATCTAATTATAAAGTAGAAAGTAATACGTTAGAAAAAAAATAAAAATATGGAAATATTTAATTTAATAAGAATTTGGGCAAAGAAAAAAGGTATTTTAGAAAAAGGAGATGCTAAAACACAATATGTTAAGTTACAAGAAGAATCTGGTGAATTAGCTAAAGCTTTATTGAATAATAACCAAGAAGAAGTAATAGATTCTATAGGAGATATTGTTGTAGTATTAACTAATTTAGCTGAGTTAAGAAACGTTAAAATAGAAAATTGTATACAATCAGCATATGATGAAATAAAAAATAGGGAAGGTAAAATGATAAATGGAACTTTTATAAAAAATAAATAAAATGAGAATAGTAACCAAAAAATCAACATGGAAGCATATAACATTTATGACACCTAAGATAGCATTTATGGATTGGGCTAAAAATGGATTAGAAATTAGAGTTAATGAAGAGGTTTTTAAATTTAAAACCAAAGACGAATTACATGCTTTGCATATTAGTTTAAATGGTTCTTTTCACGGTGATGATACTTGTTTTATAAGTGTTGACGAATTAAAAAGTATATTTAATAAAAGCAAAAGAAAAGAAAAAATACAATTGTTGAATGGTGAGGTATATGATAAATACAAGTTATTAGAAAAAATGTATGATGACTCTTTTTATTATGGTGAATTAGGTAAATATGCTTTAAGTTCATCTGCAATAAAATCTTTGATAGATTCACCTAAAAGTTATGCAAGATCTTTAAATTTTAAATCAGATAGTAAAGTATTTAAAACTGGTAGACTAATACACTTAGCTGCATTAGAACCAGAAAAATTAGATACATTATGTCATATAGTAGAAGTTCAATCAGCTGTTACAAAAAAATATAAAGACAAGGTAAAAGAAGTAGGTAGTGATCAATTTGTATATACAAGAAGGGATTATGATAAAGCAATGTATACTGTTGACGCTTTATTACAAAATGACGTTTGGCAACAATTAACAAGAGGAGCAAAGTTAGAACAACCCGGTTTTGACATATTACATGGTTATCCTTTTAGAGCAAAAGCTGACGTGTTAGGTAAAGATTATGTTGCTGATTTAAAAACAACATCAGATTTGAAAGCATTTCCATATTCCGCTAAAAAATATGGTTATGATGTTCAAGTATATATTTATTGTAATTTATTCAAAGTTGATTATAGTAACTTTTTCTTTTTTGCAATAGATAAAAGTACTGGTGATTTAGGTCATTATAACGTTAGTGAAGAGTTTTTTGAATCTGGTAGAAAAAAAGTAGAATATGGTTTAAAAGTATTTGAACAATATTTTATAAAAAAAAAATATGAATTAAATGAATATGTAATAAAAGGTACTTTGTGAATGAAAAAGAAATCAAAGAACAATATTATTATATGACAATTCATGATTATAAAACAGGAACAGATTTATTACAATTAGAAAAAATATTAAAATTTTATGAAAAGTTAGAAATGTATTATCAATGTGCTGGTATATATAAAGCAATAGAAGAAATAAAAATAATAGAATTAATTAAATTAACAAAACTAATAAGACAGATAAATGGTAGAACAAATAGTGGAAAAATATAAGAATATAGTAAATAACGAACTCGGTTTAGATATAAATAATTCAACTAGAAAAAGAGAATATTGTGAGGCAAGAGGATTATATTATACATTATTAAGAAACACAACTAATTTAAGTTTACATCATATAGCTAAAACAGTAAATAAAGATCATTCAACTGTAGTTTATTCTTTAAACCAATTTCCTATGTGGATAAAACATAATAAAATGTTAGCTTTTGCTTATGATAATGCTAAACAAAAAATAAATAATATAAAAGAAGTTACTGATGAAGATGATATTATTAAATTAAAACATAAATTAATAAAACTAAATTTTGAAATATTTGAATTAAAAAAACAAATAAACAATAATACAGAAAAAGTAAATTCCAAAAGAAATAAATTAGTTAAATTAATTAACAAAATACCTATCAATAAAGAAGATAAAATAATAGATAGATTAGAAAGATTATTAAAAATGTACTATTAACAAAATAATGTTTTTTTTATTATTATATTGATTAATCAATTTTTTTCAAAGAATGAAAGGTGGTAAAAGAGAAAATTCTGGCAGAAAATCTAAAGCAGAAGAAATACAACTTATAGAAAAATTAGGTCCTTTAGAGGATAAAGCATTTAAAGCTTTAGAAGAAGGATTAAATAAAGGTGATTTTAAGTTTGTACAATTGTTTTATCATTATTATGCAGGAAAACCAAGAGAAACTAAGGATATTACTCTAAATACAGAGCAACCAATATTTGAGCTTTAATGGAATTTGTAGTAACAACTGCAATTAAAAAACTTTATAAATTAAATAAGAGAATAAAGGTTGTTTGTGGAGGAACATCAGCTGGAAAGACATTTGGTATAATTCCAATACTAATAGATAAAGCAATTAAAAATCCTAATTTAGAAATAAGTATTGTTTCAGAAAGTGTACCTCATTTAAGAAGAGGAGCATTAAAAGATTTTTTAAAAATAATGATGATATTAAATAGGTATAGAGATTTTCAATTTAATAAATCAACATTAAAGTATAATTTTAGCAATGGTAGTTATATAGAGTTTTTTAGTACTGATATGCCTGATAAATTACGTGGTGCCAGAAGAACCGATTTATATATAAACGAGTGTAATAATATACCATTTGATGCTTATCAACAATTAATGGTTAGAACAAGTAATGATGTTTGGTTAGATTATAATCCCACTAGTTCATTTTGGGTTGATAGGGAGGTTATTAATAGTAATGATGTAGATTTTATCACATTAACATATAAAGATAACGAGGCGTTACCAGATACAATTGTTAAAGAAATAGAGTCAGCAAAAGAAAAAGCTAAAAAAAGTACTTATTGGAAAAATTGGTGGAAAGTATATGGATTAGGTCAATTAGGTAGTTTAGAAGGTGTTTGTATACCTGATTGGAGAGAAATACAATTACCTAACGACGCTAGAATACTTTGTTATGGTATGGATTTTGGTTATAGTAATGATCCGACATCATTAGTTGCCATGTATAAATACAATGATAGTTTTATATTTGATGAAATAATATATAAAAAAGGTTTATTAAATAGAGATATAAGTAACTTACTTAAAACTTATGATGTTAATGATATTATTTATGCAGATAGTGCAGAACCTAAATCAATAGCTGAATTAAATCACTACGGACATATAGTATATCCTGTTAAAAAAGGTAGAGATAGTATTAACTATGGTTTAAACCTTATAAATCAAAATAAGATCTTTATAACATCTAGAAGCAAGAACTTAATAAATGAATTAAGAAACTATGTATGGATGAGTGATAAACAAGGTAATGTATTAAATAAACCTATTGATGCATATAACCATTCTATCGATGCTTTACGTTATGCTATAACTTCTCAACTAGAAGATCCAAATAAAGGAGAATACCATATTTGGTAAAAAAAAATTAAAAAATATTTTTTTGTTTATAAAATGTTTATTATATTAGCTATATAACTAAAACAAACAAGAAATGAGTAGTAACATTGAAATAGATTTTTTTAAACCTATTTATGATGATATAGATTATTACAAAGATTATCAAAGCAAACTATGTCAATTTATAATTATTAATTGTTGTTATGCAAAAGCATACAGCTCTAAAAAGAATTATGACAATAAAATAAAAAACAGATTACATATTACACCACCTGAAATGATTTCTTTATTAAAAGAGATACTATGGTTAGAAGTAGTAATATATAAATTAAAACTTAAAATAAATAAAATATAAAATTATGGCAATAACAAACGAAATATTTGGCACTCATAGATTTCATGAAAAAAAAATAAAAGAAGCTATTAATCTTTTGAGAGATGAAAAAATTATTATTTATAATGAAGAAGGAAGATTGATAATTAATAGAAGAAAAATATAAACATGTTAGATATATTTAATAAATTTATAAAACAAGACCCTAACAATTGGAAATGGTTAATTTCTTTTTATGTTATGGCAACTATATTAATTTTAATTTTAACAATAAAAATATAAAAATAATGAAAAACTTTGGAAAACTACTAAAATATATATTTTTACCTAAGGAAAAAGCTTTTTGGATTAGAGTAAAAAAAGAATTTTCAAGTCAAAAAGAAAAAGAAAATTTTATATTTGCAACAATTGAGCTTTTATCAAATGAAATAAAAGTTAATGAGATTTAGAAATAATGATAAATGGGTTGATGACGGAACTTTTAAAGAAATGAGGTGGTGTTTTGAAAAAAATATAAAAGCTTATCCAATACCATTAAAAGAAAATTATAAATCTCCAAGTGGAAGAAGAAAACCATATGTTAAAATAGAAATTAACTGTGATGGTAAGATCTTAATAGGAAAAAAAAAATACACACAAGAGAAAGAACTAACTACTGCATTACAAGAAATATACGCACATTACTACGCTAGAAGATTTGGTAATAAATTAATGTAAATACGTATTATACAATATTATTATATTTTTATTGTATTAATATGAGATTAAATGTTAACGTACCAACAGAGCTTAATGAGATAACTTTAGGCCAATATCAAAAGTTTTTAAAAATAGATCAAAATAACGAAAAAAGTAATTTTATAAATCAGAAGATGATTGAGATCTTTTGTAAAGTTAAAATTAAAGATGTTTTATTAATGAAACTAAATGATATAAAAACAATAACTAATTTACTTAATAAGATGTTCAATAGGGAGCCTAATTTGGTAAAAACATTTTATATGAATGGTAAGGAGTATGGTTTTATTAATAATCTTGATGAAATTTCTTTTGGAGAATATATTGATTTAGATATTAATTTAAGTAATTGGCAAGATTTACATAAAGCAATGAATGTATTATATAGACCAATTATAAGTAAATTTAATAATAAATATTCAATTGAAAAATATAATGTTGATAATCCGCATTTTATGAAGAATATGCCAATGGATGCGGTTCTTAGTTCCATAATTTTTTTTTATCATTTAGGCAACGACTTATTAAAAGCTACTCTGAATTATTCGTTGAACAATCAGAAAATACATACGATATTGGATCACAATTTAATTCGAAGTGGGGTTGGTATCAATCAATATATGGACTTGCTAAAGGAGACATTAGACAATTTAATAAAGTTACCGAATTATCAATACACGAATGCTTAATGTATTTATCATTTGAAAAAGAAAAAATTGAATTAGAACAAAAAAAAATAAAATCAAAATTTAGATAATGACAGGATTTTACGATATAACAACCAAAATAAAGGAAACATTAGAAAGCGAACCATTCGTTAACACTGTAACATACGGTAATATAGATGATGTTGATTTAAACAAACAAAATATATTTCCTTTATCACACATCGTTGTTAATAATACTAACATAGATGATAAAGTTATTAATTTTAGTATTAGTGTTTTATTTATGGATATAGTTGATGAAAGTAAGAAAGTACGTACTAGTAAATTTTTAGGAAATGATAATGAGCAGGATGTTTTGAATACTCAACTTGCTGTAGCTACTAGGTTAACGACATTATTAAAAAGAGGAGATTTATATAGTGATTTATATCAATTAGAAGGCAATGTATCATGCGAGCCATTTGTTGATAGATTTGAAAATAAATTAGCTGGTTGGACAGCAACATTTAACATATTAGTTAAAAATGATATGACAAGATGCTAATGGATATAAAACAAACAACAGAATCGTTAAAAGAATTTGCTAAATATGTAATACAACAATCAAGAAGCAATTTAACAAAAAAGAAAATAAATAACACAAAAGGACTGTATGATTCTTTAGATTATAAAATAAAAAAAACAAATGAAGGTATTTATTTAGATATATTAATGGATGAATATGGTGAGTTTGTAGATCAAGGTGTTAAAGGTGCAAATCCAAATTTAGTAAAAGATGGTGAACAAAAAGCTCCAAATAGTCCTTATAAATATACTAATAAAAAACCACCTGTTAATTTCATACGTCAATGGGCAAAACAAAGGAATTTTAGATTAAGAGATGAAAAAGGAAGATTTAAAAAAGGGAATTATGAAGCTATAGGATATATTTTGCAAAAATCTATATTTGCTCAGGGAATGAAACCTACCTTTTTTTTAACTAAACCTTTTGAGCAAGCATTTAAAAGATTACCTAAAGAAATGGAAAAAGCATTTGCAAAAGATTTTATTAATATTACAATTGAACCACTAAGATGAGCACAATAATTAATACAAGAAGTCCATATTATATAAAAGTAAAACCTACATCAGGCACTTTAGTATCTGCATCAATGAGTTTATATATTTATAGTGGAACTTTTACAACAGACAAACCTGCATCAGCTCAATATACAATAACAAAAAACATTATAGGAACAAATAATTATGTTATATATGAAGTGACTGAATTAATTAGAGATTTTATAGTTACTGAATACGAATCATATGCTACTGATACTGTATGGGTAGAAGCTGATATTACATTAACAAAATCATCAGGAAGTGAAACACAAAATCTTGATTATTTAGGAATTGATGGATATGGTTATTTTGAAGATGGGGTAAATCCAAGAACATCAACAAATCCAATAAACACTATTGTTAGTTCTACAACTACTGGTGCTTCTGCATATAAATTAATAGATAGTGGGCAATTGTTTCTACAAACAGCATCTATCGGAGATACTATAGAAAATACAACTGATAGTACAAGCACAACAATTACAGGTATTGATAGTAACACACAATTATCTCTAAAGAATGATATAATGTCAAGTAGTGAGAATTATAATTTAAAAGGTACTCCAAACTTTACTCCTCAATACTTACAATCAAATACTAAGATATATTTTAAACAAGGTAGAGATATTATATTTCCAGTATTTGCAGAACCAGAAGGTACTATATCCTTTACAACTGGTGGAGGTGCAAATGTATTTTGGAATCAAGTAGAGGATTTTTGGAATTTATATGATGTAGCTTGGGGGAATACTTTAAGTGACATAACAATATCTGATAGTACAGATTCAAAACAAAAAATAATATATATTAGAGTTACACCAACGACAACATTACAAACCGGTGATGTTATAACTGTTGCAAGTACTAAAACAAGTCCCACTAACTTTGTGCAATCGGTTACATTAACACTTGAAGAGATATGCGAACCTAAATTTGATTATTTAGAAGTTATATTTTATAACAAATATGGAGCTTTACAAATTATGCCATTTCACAAAAAATCTGTAACAAGTGTAAATACTAATTCAGATTCTTTTAAAAGAAACTTAATGGACTTCGTAAACGATCCTACTTATAGTAATGAGAAGCATCAAATAAGACAATTTCATGTTACAGGAAAAGAATCTATAACAATGAATACAGGATATATAGATGAGAGTTTCAATGAAATAATGAAACAACTATTATTTAGTGAACAGGTATGGGTATATGATGGTTCTACTGTAAATCCTATAACTCTAAATACTAAAAGTTTACAATATAAAAAGTCAGTAAATGATAGATTAATAAATTACACAATTGACTTCGAATATGCTTTTAATAAAATAAATGATATTAGATAATGCAAAACATTCAATTATATATTGAAGGTAATAGGGTGGATATGTTTAAAGATGAGTCTGTTTCACTTACACAAACAATCCAAAATATAAAAGATATAGCTAAAGTATTTACAAACTTTACTAAAACATTTTCATTACCAGCTTCAAAAGACAATAACAAGATTTTTAAACATTATTATAATTATGATATTGTAAATGGTTTTGATGGTAGAATTAAGAAAAGTGCTACTATAGAACTCAATTATTTACCTTTTGAGGATGGGAAGATAAAACTTGAAGGTGTTGATCTAAAGAATAATAAACCTTATGCTTATAAAGTTACTTTTTTTGGTAATGCAGTAGAACTAAAAGACATATTTGGAGATGATACATTACAGGCATTAAATTGGTTAGATAATTTTAAAAAACCTTATAGTGCTGCAAGTGTATTAACAGGATTAACAACAGGATATGATATTGTAGTTGATTCAGTCACTTATAATAAAGCATTATTAGTTCCTTTAATATCACATACTAAAAGATTGTTTTATGATAGTACAGGTAATGAGGTTGCACTAAATGGTAATTTATATCCTCATTCTGGAACAGGTGGAATACATTTTCACGGTGTTTACTATGCTGATTTAAAATATGCTTTAAGAGTACATTTAATTATAAAAGCAATAGAGCAACAATATAGTGGTATTGAATTCACAACTGATTTCTTTAACACCTCTAATAGTGCTTATTATGGTTTGTATATGTGGCTACACAGAAAAAAAGGAGATGTTAATGATCCCAACCAAGTTTTAGAATATGAGCAATATGTGAATTTTGGATTAGATTCAACAATGACAAATGTGTTATCAGTTGAAGAAGAAATAACAGTATCAGGTTTAACAGGTGCAAATAAAATCACAAGTTCTTTAACTATACGACCAAACAGCTCAGAAACAAGCAGATATGAAGTGGAGGTTACGAGAGATGGTTCTACATTCGCAACAGGCAGTGCAGAAAATAGTGATTTACAGTTAGATATGGATTTACCTAATGGAACTTACAAAGTATTATTAAAAGTAACAGAGGAATTTACATTTGGAGAAACAGGAGTAGAAAACGCAGTTAGTTGGGATATGTCAGATCTGCAAGTTCCAGAATCACATACTTTTAATGTAACACAATTTACAGTAGCAGCAGTATTTGAATTTTTACCAAGTAAACAAATACCTACAATGAAAATAGTAGATTTTCTTACAGGGTTATTTAAGTTATTTAATCTTACGGCTTTTGTACAAGATGATGGAAAGATCAAAGTACAAACATTAGATACTTTTTATAGTGGTGGTAATAACTTTGATATTAGTGAATTTGTTGATGTTACATCAAGTAACGTAAACATTGCTTTACCATATAGAGAAATAGAATTTAAGTATAAAGGATTAGGGACTAAATTAGCATTACAACACGAACAATTAAGCAATGCAGGTTTAGGATGGGGAACATTAAAGTACAATGCTGATGCAGGAGAAAATTTAGATGGTGGTATATACACAGTTGAAGCTCCTTTTGAACATATGAAGTTTGAAAGGTTACACGATGGCAATACTACAACACAAAAAACAATACAGGTTGGTTGGAGTGTAGATGATAATGATGATCCTTATATTGGAGAACCATTATTGTTTTATCCTATACTACAAACTAATCAAGATCAAATTAGATTTTTAAATGATGAGGTTTCAAGTTTAAGTGATATTGATGATTACTATATTCCTTCTAATAGTTTAGCACTTGCATCAGGTACAAGTAAAATAAACATACATTACAATGCTGAACTAAACGAATATACTGGAGATGGTTTGTTTACAGATACATTATTTGATGATTATTATAAAACATATATAAGTGATGTGTTTAGTATAAAAAGAAGAATATCAAAATATAAAGCATTTATACCACTTAAAATTTTAAGAAACTATACTCTTGCTGATAGATTTATTATAAACAATAGAAAATATAAAATAAATAGCATTACAACTAACCTAAAAACAGGTGAAAGTAATGTAGAATTACTAAACGAAGTATGATACAAAACATTTTAGATTTATTAGCTATTACAGAAGCTAAAACCGAAAATATTAAAATAGCAAAAGGTAAATATAAACTACCTATGACGTTAAACGAGGCATATAATCAAATTAAAAAAGAAATAAAATGGCTGAAAAAGTAGTAATTGATATTGACGTAAAAAGTAAAGATGCCGAGAAGCAGGTTGATAATTTAAATAAGGAATTAAGTAATACTAACGAAAACTTAGATAATATTACTGATGCCGGTGATAAAATGACTGGAGGATTAATTTCAGGATTTAAAAGTGTTGTAAATGGTGTAAAAGGAGCAATTAAAAGTTTATTCACATTAAAAGGCGCATTATTAGCTACAGGTATTGGTGCTTTTGTTTTAGCTATAGGAGCAATACAAACAGCGTTAACTAATTCTGAAGCTGGTCAAAACAGATTTACTAAATGGTTAAATCAAACTAGTGTTATTATTGGAAACGTAACTGATATACTTGGTAATTTTGGTAATGCAATAATGTCATTTGTTACAGGTAATTTTAATGAAGCTGCAGATTCTATAGCTAAAGTAACTGAAGGTATTAAAAACTTTGGAGAAGAGACTCGTAAAGAAATAGCTATAGCAGGAGAGTTGTCCGATATGAGAGCTAAAGCAGATAAAGCAGAGAGAGAATTACAGGTTGAAAGAGCAAAATCAGATAGAAGAAGAGCTGAGTTATTAGAACAATCTATAAATAAAGAAAAATTTACAGTACAAGAGAGAATTGGTTTTTTGCAGGAAGCTGCTAGAGTAGAGGAGGATATAACAAATAAAGAAATTGAAGCTGCAAAACTAAGGTTAGAAGCAAGAAAATTAGAGAATTCATTATCAGAATCAACTAAAGAAGATCTTGAAGATGAAGCGAGATTAGAAGCAGAATTGATACAGTTGGAAACTGCTAAGTTAACTAAACAAAAAGAAGTAACATCACAGATTATTGCATTTAAAGCTGAGGAGGCGGCTGCTAAAAAAGCGATAGATGATAAGTTAAAGGCTGATGAAGATGAAGCACAAAGAATTATAGATGATAAGAAAAAAGAGGATGATGATAAGAAAAAACAAGCAGAAATAGATCTTTTTAATTTGAAATTAAAAATTAGAGATGCCGAAGCTGTTACAGAGGATGAACGTAGAGCATTAGAAATACAAAAAACAATTGAACATTATGACCAATTAATAAGGTTAGCAAAAGAACAAGGTTTAGCAACAGAACAATTAGAAAAAGCTAAAAATAATGCTTTAGATAAGTATAATAAAGAAAATGCTAATAATGAGATAAAATGGTCAGAAATGACAAGTAAAGAAAAAGTAGATATAGCTAATTCTACTTTAGGAAATATGGCAACTATTTTAGGTGAAGAATCAGCAGCTGGAAAAGCAGCGGCTATAGGTCAAGCAACAATAAGTACTTTTCAATCAGCAACTGACTCATATAAATCTATGGCAGGTATACCTATAGTTGGTCCAGCATTAGGTGCAATTGCTGCTGCTGCGGCTATTAAAAGTGGTATGGCTCAGGTTAAAGCAATAACATCAACTAAGTTACCTACTTTAGCTGGTAAATCAGCACCATCAGTTGGGTCAAGTTCTCCTTCTACACCTACAATTTCTACACCTCCTCAATTTAACGTAGTCGGTTCTTCAGGAGCTGATCAATTAGCTGATGCAATCGCGGGTAATCAACAACAACCTGTAAAAGCATTTGTAGTAAGTAATGATGTGACAACAGCACAAGAGTTAGATAGAAATATTGTAGATGGTGCAACTATTGGATAATATAACAAAAAATAAATAAAATTATTATTAATATATGGACATTATAGAACTTTTTATAGACGAAAACGACGAGTTTTCTGGCATTCAAGCAATTTCAGTTGTTGAGAATCCAGCAATAGAAGAAGATTTTATTGCATTAAAAAATCAAGAATTAAAATTAGCCCAAGTAGATTCAGAAAAGAAAATACTTATGGGAGCAGCTTTAATTCCTAACAAACCTATTTATAGAAAAAATAACGATAAGGAATATTATATTTATTTTTCTAAAAAAACAGTAAAAAAAGCTAGTGAATTGTTTTTAATGAGAGGTAATCAAAATAAATCCACACTAGAACACAAGTTACCATTACAAGGTTTATCCGTGGTTGAATCTTGGATAGTAGAAGATGAGAAATTTGATAAAACAAAAAAGTATGATTTGAGTGCACCTATAGGAACTTGGATGGTATCTGTAAAAGTAAACAATGATGAGGTTTGGGATGATTTCGTTAAAACTGGTAAGGTAAAAGGATTTTCTATAGAGGGTTATTTTGCTGATAAATTAGAAAGACCAAATGAACCAATTAATGATTTTTCAGAAATAGAAGAAGAAGAAGCGAAAGAAATTTTATCACAGGTAAAAGGTATTATAAGCAAAGATAAAAGAACAAAGAGTGGTAAGAAAATGATAATGGAATCTTACTCTGATTATCCTACATCTGTAAAAAACAATGCTAAAAAAGGACTCGAATTAAATGAAAAGGTAAATAATAAATGTGCAACACAAGTTGGTAAGATTAGAGCAAAACAATTATCACAAGGTAAACCAATAAGCAAAGAAACTATAAAACGTATGTATTCTTATTTATCAAGAGCTGAGGAATATTTTGATCCTTCTAATAATGAGGCTTGCGGGACAATATCGTTTTATTTATGGGGAGGTTTAGCAGCTAAAAGATGGAGTGAATCTAAATTAAAAGAATTAGGATGAAAAAAAAATATGAGGACAATAGATATTATACTAGTCCTAAAACAAATAAACGTGGTTGTTTATGTAAAGACCAATTAACTTATTCAAGAAAATGTTGTGATGGTAGTTATCAAGCACAGGGTATAGGGAAAATATAACAAAACAATTTATAAATTATTATAATACTATGAAACCATTAGAAATGTTAAATCAAGTAAAAGAACTTCTAGGTGTTGAAAATGAATCTTCTGTTGAAGAAAAAATAGAATTAGCACAAATGAAGTTAGAAAATGGTACTGTTATAGAAGCAGAATCATTTGAAAAAGATCAACCTATTTTTATAGTTACCGAGGAAGATAAAGTTGCTTTACCCGTTGGTGATTATAAATTAGAGGATGGTAAAATTTTAGTTATAAAAGAAGAAGGTATTATTTCTGATATAATGGAAGAATCTGAAGAATCTGAAGAATCCGAAGAAATAGAATCATCTGAACAACTAGAAGAAGAAGAAGTTAAAGCTGAGTATGTTACAAGACAAGAATTGAAATCAGCTGTAGACGAAATAAAAGCAATGATTGAAGATATGAAAAAAGAAAAAGAAGAAATGTCTGAAGAAGTTGCTGAAGAAGTTGGTCTTGCTGTAACAGAAATGTTAAGTAAAAATAAACCTGTAGAATTAGAAGAAAGTGAAAAAGTATCACATAATCCTGAAGGTAAAGAAGAAAAGAAATTTAATTTGTATGCTAAAAAAAGACAACATACTGTTAAAGATCGCGTATTAAATAGAATATTAAACCTAAATTAAAATAAATAAAAATGGCTACTACTACATCAATTACGAGCACATACGCTGGAGAATTTGCCGGTAAGTATATTAGTGCTGCATTACTCTCAGGTTCTACTCTTGATGGAGGGAATATTGAGATAAAACCAAATGTTAAGTTTAAAGAGGTAATTAAAAAAGTTGCAACTGATTCTAATGTAATCAAAGATGCTTCTTGTGATTTTACTGATACTGCAACTGTAACATTAACAGAAAGAATATTACAACCTGAAGAGTTTCAAGTTAATTTAGAACTTTGTAAAAAAGATTTTAGATCAGATTGGGAAGCTATTCAAATGGGATATTCTGCATTTGATAATATGCCTCCTAAGTTTAGTGATTTCTTAATTAGCCACGTTGCTGGTTTAGTTGCTGAAAAAACAGAACAAAATATATGGGCTGGTGTTAATGGAAATGCAGGAGAATTTGATGGATTCACAGTTTTAATGGCTGCTGATGGAGATGTTAATGACGCTTCTAATGGATCAGAAACATCTTTTACATCTTCTAACATTAATAGTTTATTAGGAAATATAGTTGATTCTATTCCTAATGCTGTTTATGGTAAAGAAGATTTAGGGATTTACTTACCACCAGTTGCTTATCAAGCATATGTTAGACATTTAGGTGGTTATGCAGCTAACGGAGTTGGAGCTCAAGGATACGATAATAAAGGTTCACAATGGTATAATATGGGTAATGCTTTATCTTATGAAGGTATAAGAGTAATACTTGCTCCTGGAATGCCAAGTGATCACGCTGTTGCTGCCCAAAAATCTAATTTATTTTTTGGCACGGGTCTATTATCAGACCATAACGAAGTAAAGGTGCTAGATATGGCAGACCTTGACGGATCTCAAAATGTTAGAGTTATAATGAGATTTACAAGTGGAATTCAATATGGTATTGGTTCTGATTGTGTTTTATTAACTCTTGCATAATAAATAATTGTATAACAATAAAATAAGGTAGGTGGAAATTAATCTACCTACCTTTTTTTAATTAAAAATAAAACTTATGGCATGTACGTTAACTAAAGGTAGAATTGAACCATGTAAAGATGTAGTTGGTGGAATAAAAAATGTTTATTTTACTGATTTCGGTTCGTTCGGTACTGTTACACAGGATACGGATGATCAGATTACTGATATGACTGGAACATTTACTGCTTATAAATATGAATTAAAAGGAAATTCATCGTTTGAACAAACAGTGACAGCATCTAGAGAAAATGGTACAACTTTCTTTGAGCAAACACTAAACTTAACTTTACATAAATTATCTAAAGCTGATAATAAAGAAATTAAATTATTAGCTTACGGAAGACCTCACATCGCTGTTGAGGATTATAATGGTAATGTTTTTGTTATGGGATTAGAACATGGCGCTGAAGTTAGTGGTGGTACTATTGTAACTGGTGCTGGTATGGCGGATTTAAGTGGATATACTTTAAGCTTCACCGGGCAAGAGGTAAAACCTGCTAATTTTGTTGATTCACCAACATCTGCTGATCCATACGCTGGTATGGGAAGTGCTACTGTTACAGTAACAGCTGGTTCAGATTTCTAAAATACTTTTCTAGATATTATTTAAAAGAGGGGCAAAAGCCCCTTTTTTATTATAACAAATAGTTGTTTTTTTTATTGTATATATATGATAATACTACAAGAGACTAATGCTGCTCAGTTTATAAAATTTATACCACGTGATTATGTGACTACTACTACATATAATGTTAGTATAATTTCAGAGAGTGAAAATAAAAATGTTCATTCTCAAAATGTTTCTGGTGTATTTCAAAATGTAAAATATTATTATCAATTTGGTTCAAATTTTGATTTAAAAGAAAATAATTTTTATATATTAGAAATAACTGATAATAGTGGGAGTCTAATTTTTAAAGATAAGATATTCTGTACTAATCAACAGGTTTTAGATTATACTGTTAATAGTGGAGAATACACAACACATAGTAGTACTAACGAATTTATAATTATATAATGGACAATTTACATATATTAAATTTATCAAACTACAATAGACCAAAAATAATTGAAAATAAAAATAAAGATTGGATAAATTATGGTGATGACAATAATTATTATCAATATATTATAGATAGATATAATGGTAGCGCCACAAATAATGCTATTATAAATGGTGTTGTTAATATGGTTTACGGAAAAGGATTAGACGCTTCTGATTCAAATAAAAAACCAGATGAATATGCTCAAATGCGCTCTATATTTGCTAATAAAGATATTAGAAAAACTTGTCAAGATCTTAAGTTATTAGGTGAAGCAAGTATGCAAATAATTTATAAAAACGGGAAAGTTATAAAAGCAGAACATTTTCCAAGACAAACATTAAGAGCAGAAAAGTGCAACAAGAAGGGAGAAATTGAAGCTTATTATTATCATCATAACTGGAGTAAAATAAAGCCCTCAGAACAACCTGAAAGAATTCCTGCGTTTGGTTTTGGTAATAAAAAAACATCAGAAGTTATAATTATAAAAAGATATGTATCTGGCTATGATTATTATGCTCCTGTAGATTATCAAGGTGGGTTAGCGTATGCAGAGCTAGAAGAAGAAGTAGCTGATTATTTAATAAATGAAGTTCAATGTGGTTTTTCCGGAACTAAAGTAGTAAACTTTAATAACGGAGTTCCTGATAGAGAGAAACAATTACAAGTTAAATCTGATGTTTTAAACAAATTAACAGGAAGTCAAGGTGAAAAAGTAATTGTAGCTTTTAATAATAATGCAGAAAGTAAAACAACAATTGACGATATACCTTTAAATGATGCCCCAAATCATTACGAATATTTATCAAATGAATGTATAAAGAAATTAATTATAGCGCATAGAATTACTTCACCTTTATTATTAGGTATAAAAGATGGTAATAGTGGTTTAGGAAATAATGCTGACGAAATAAAAACCGCATCTCTATTATTTGATAATATAGTTATTAAAAACTACCAAGAATTATTAATAGACTCTTTTTATGAAATATTAGCTGTTAATGATATTTCTTTAAATTTATATTTTAAAACTTTACAACCTTTAGAGTTTACTGAAGTAGAAGAAATAGAAGATGAAGAAACTAAAGAGCAAGAAACAGGTATAAAAATGTCCTCAGACACTTCTAGTGAGCTTTCTGATGATGTCGCATTAGATATATTAGAAAACTTAAATGGTGAAGAAATAAATGATGAATGGGAATTGGTAGATGAAAGAGAATATTCTAATGAAAATAAAGATATTGAATCTTGGGCTAATCAATTAATAGAAGAAAAGAGAAGTTTTTTAAAAAAAATAGCAATGTCTATTCCTAATTTAAAAACTGGAAAAGGGGATTTTTCTGTATTAGATAAAAGTTTTTATAAAGTTAGATATAAATATGCTGAAAAATATTCTAGCGGAAACTCGAGAGAGTTTTGTAAAGCATTAATGCAAAGAAATATGGTGTATAGAATAGAGGATATTGATGCAGCCTCTAAAAGCGGAGTAAATAAATCTTTCGGACATAAAGGAAAACCATATGATCTTTTTAGATTTAAAGGAGGAGTAAATTGTGGACATTATTGGAGTGAGCAGTTATATAGATTGAAGAAAAAAACAAATGGTAAATACATAAAAAAATCAGATAAAATAAAGGACTTTGTTGAGGTTGAAAGCATTCCTAAAACATATGAGGCTAAACCAAGAGGATGGAAAGATTCCAAGAAACCACCAAAAGACATGGACAATGATGGTCATCATCCAAATTATAAAAAATAACTATGGCACAAGCATTATTTATAACTAGAAACGATTTAGTAAAGTATACAGCTGTTAATGGTAACGTTGACACAGATCGGTTTATACAATTTATTAAAATAGCACAAGATATACATATACAAAATTATTTAGGTTCTGATTTATTTAACAAAATAAGTGCTGATATAGTTGCAAGTACACTATCTGGTGATTATTTAACTTTAGTTAATGATTATATAAAACCTATGGTTATTCACTGGGCTATGGTCGAATATTTACCATTTGCAAGTTATAGTATTGCTAATAAAGGAGTTTTTAAACCATCTAGTGAAAATGCTAATACAGTTGATAAGAATGAAATTGATTTTTTAATAGAAAAATCTAGAAATTTAGCCCAGTATTATACGGATAGATTTATTAGTTATATGCAATTTAATGCTCCAAGTAAATTTAGTGAATATTATACAAATTCTAACGCAGATGTGTATCCAGACAAGGATGCTAGTTTTGAAGGATGGGTATTATAAAAAAATCTTATAAGCCTAAAATGGCAAATATAAAAAAATTATTAACTTATTTAAAAAGTAATAAAATTGGCTACATTAACAAGTACAAAGATAAAAGATACCTATGATGCTTTATTAAAAGCGATAGACAATGATGCAATAGGTGGAACTGCAAAACAGATAACAGATGGATTAGGTAATACTACTCCTCTTTATATTTCAACAACACAAATTGGAATAGGGGTAACTCCAACTGTACAATTTCATGCTTCTGGTAATGGTAAATTTGGTGGTAATCTAACAGTTGTAGGTGATTTAGTAGTTGAAGGAAGTACAACAACAGTAGGAACTGATACATTAACTGTAAAAGATCCATTAATTGTTCTTGCTAACAACAATACTTCTACTGATGCAGTTGATATAGGATTCTATGGTAAATATCATCCATCAAGTACTACACTTTATAGTGGATTTTTTAGAGATGCAGGAGATGGTAAATATAAATTATTTAAAGATCTAACAGAAGAACCATTAACAACAGTAAATACAAGTGGTACTGGATATGCAAAAGCAGATTTAGTAATTGGGAATTTAGAAGCATTAGTCGGAACTTTTAGTGGTAATATTACAAGTTTAGGTATTGATGACAATGCAAGTTCAACTGCAATTACTATTGATTCTTCACAAAACGTAAAATTTGACCAAGCTCTCTTATTGGGAAGTGGAGCAGATACAACCTTTGGACCATATATAAAAGATGCTGATAGTGGAGATGGTATTTTAGCATTCTTTGATGATAGATCAAGTGGTGGTTTCAGGGTTTATGGTGTTTATAATAATGCAGGAGCAGCAAATGAATTATTTACAGTTACAGACCAAGCTGTTAAACTAAACTATGATAATAGCAATAAATTAATTACAACAAACACAGGAGTTGATATAACAGGTCAATTAAGCGTTTCAAGTGATTTAAACCTCCAAGCGTGTGGGCAAATACGAGATGTTAGTGGGGATATGCTAATTGAAAATGAAAACAATAGTGGTCATATATATTTAAAAACAAAGGATTCAGGTGGCAACTTTGTAAATAGTCAAATTACAAATAGTGATGGTTCAACTTTTGTTGGTACAGTTGCTTTTGATAGCTTAAAAGATACAGGGGAAAACATTACAATAACAAAATTTGTTGATGAAGCAGATGGGATTGGAAATAATGATAATGATACAACGATTCCTACAAGTGCAGCAGTTA